CGACAGACAGGGCACACCCAGCCCATCTTGGGTTCGGTGAAGGAAGGTGTACTCCAGGCGTGGCTCCGCAACTTCTCGCGCAAGTCTACATACACCTGGTCTAACTCATTCGGTTCGGGCATGACTACCCCCGTTCCCCAAACACCGCCGACTTCGCGCCGGTGAGTTCGCTTGTGCCATCAGGGCCGAGCACTTCCAGCACACTCCGGTCCAGCCACTCCGCCACAAACGGCGTCAGGCCCATCAGCGGGGTCATCGTGACCACCACACTCCCGCCACAGGTCATCGTCCGCATGAGACACTCGCCGTAGATGTCGTCGGGCGGTTCTTCATCGAGCCAGATGAGATGCTTCTCGGTGCCCTGGAAGGCTTCGCGCTTCTGGTCGTAGCTCTTGAGGTCCACGCTGGACATGCCCCCGCCCACATGGCGGACCCAGATCGTGTGAATGGCCGAGGGGATCCCCGTCTTGCGGGTGTGGTCATAGACAAGACGCCGCGGGATCATCCCCGACCATTGCCGGGAGTCCACCGTGGCGAGTGGCCCAAGCAACGCGGTCTGGATGATGTCCCGCGTGGTATTGCCGGTATCCCCTGCGGCCCAGGCTTCAATCGGCGCGTCAAACCGCTTGCCCTTCCACCACGTCGGATACATCCCCGTCATGTGGCACACGAGTTCATACGCGGCCACGCGGCTTTTGCCCACCCGGTTCCCGGCGAGAAACATGCGCTGCCGCCACGTTGCCCCTGCGGCGAAGAACGCGAGATGCTTGGGATACAACTCCCGACGTAACGGCCCCGTCTCGGGGTAGTACGTGTACCACTGACACGACTCCCGCTCCTGCAATTCTGCGAGGACTGCCGCCGTGGTCGGGACGTAGAGGTCAGCCATTCACGGACTCTGGAGGTTGCGCGTCTTCGCGTACGAGTGCCTTCGTTTCATAGACGGCTCGCGTACGATCATGTCGAAGCTGGTACAGGATCCATCCCCGACGATACCCGTGCGTCCAGGCTTTCCGAGCAATTTCTTGCGCGAAGGGATCATCAGGAAGGTCGGCCAGAAACACCCGCCGATCTTGCATCATGCGTAAGGACGACGCTAGACGTTCTTCCTGCGTCGATGGTGCGAACTCGGAGAGCACAAAGTCCAAGGCCTCCTGTTCGTTCACATGCAGTCGCGCGGCAAGTAAGCGCAGTTGATTCGTCTGTTCATCCGTCATCACATCCTCACTGCATCCACAACACGCTGGCCGTACGGGGATCGTACGCCAGCGTCTCTACTGCGTTTTTCAGCCCCGGCTGCGTCTTCATCCGCGCTCGCCCCGACTGGATTGCGTATCGGGTGCAGTCCATTAGGTGATCATCCTTCTTCACCACCCGGCCCTTGTCATCACGCCGGTACAACCGGAACTCATCAAACCACGGACCACAGTTAGAGAACACCTTAAGTCGCCCCGAGGACAGCAACTCCCAGACCATCTGGATCCCGGCCTCGACGGCCTTCTCGGGGAGTACGACATCCAACCCGCCACGTATCAGAATGGCAATGACCTGTTCGGAGTCGTGTTGGGTCACGGCCAGACCGGCGGCATCCGCGACCCCGGGAATCCACGCGCCCCTGGCCTTATACGCCTCGACCATCACGGCCATCTCGGCATGACTGCGCTTGAAACAGTCATAGAGATACCCGACATTGGCTTCCCGATTCCAGGCGAGCCACACCCCAGCGGTCCACCCCGCTCCCGCATCGGTATCCCCACCCCAACAGCGGGGCCAGTGGGTCGGGATCTCAAAGGGGCTCACCCGGATCTCGTTCTCCGGCACAGGATAGATGGTGCCCGATCCCAATGCCGGAATGCCCCGGCTCCGCGCCTCACGCTGATAGGCGGGATACTCTTTGAGCATCTCCGCCTTCGCCGCCGCGTCCAAGTGGGGGCAATCATCCCAGGTCGCCATGACAGTGTAGCGGCTCAGCGTGGCGTTAAAGGTCATTGCCATAGTTCACGGAGCGTCAAGAGACGTTGATCGACATCATCAATGAAGTCCTGAATCGTCGCGTCCCAATCTAAAACTGGCCCCGTTGCACCAGTTTCGCTATTTTGGAGTATCGGCGCCTTGCCCAGCATCTCCACGAACTCGGCCCGACGCTTCGTTAAGTACTCGATCCAGACATTTACGTCATCGTTAGGATTCACCATAACTCCTTACCACATCATCGTGTAGCGGGAGAAGGCAGGGTCGGGCATGTTCAGTCCTAAGCCGAGAACGTTGGGGACGCACGGCGTAGATCGAAAACTACAAATGACAGGCTGCCCACCCATACTCACTTCCTTTCAGTAATTGGCCACGGGAGGCCAAAGTCTCGCGCCTTGATCTTCACCATCCTCCCGTCAAGATGGTGCCAGACAAGCCCTTCGATCTGGATCTCTGCCAACCACGCTTTGAGCGCCTCAAACGTCCGCGGCGCATTCTCATACCGGATATTGCCATGACACATGAGGGTATGCCCCGAACAATGCTCGGCATTCCCATTGATCTTTGGCCCAATCAACTCATACGTTCCGTCAGGAGCCTCCCCTACCACAACCTCTCGATGCCAGCGGTCGTCTGGACCATTACCCACGCGGTCGCGTGCGTCCGGGGTCGGCCACGCATCCTGTCCCTTCCGTTTCCGCTCCTGTATCGAGGCGGACATCTCGGGCCTCGCGGCCAAGTCCAGCGGCGTCAGCCCCGGCGGATGGTTGGCCTCGTCGCCCTTGCTGTAGTTCTGCGGGGTAGGCCAGAATGAACACCCGCTCCCGGCGGTGCGGTGCGCCAACATCCGATGCGCGTAGAGTCGTCCACTCCGCGTCATACCCGAGCGCGGCCAAGTCCCCGAGAACGGCGTCGATGCCGAGAGTAAAGAGCCCTGGCACGTTCTCCAGGACCGCAACTCGCGGTCGTAGCTCGCCAATGAGTCGGGCAAACTCCGACCAGAGCCCAGACCTGGCCCCCTCCAGACCGGCACGCTTGCCGGCCGTGCTGATGTCTTGACAAGGAAATCCGCCGATGAGCACGTCAGGTCGCTCAACTGCGATTCGCTCATGGCCGCTACGTCGCACAACATCGGCTGCACCTTCTTGCCGCCGCGATAGGCGTTCGTCGTGGAGCGATACTCCCGGTTCGGCCCAGGCATCTCGTCCTTCTGCGGCGTCGGCCACATCGCCATGTATCGTCCTCACATCCTCGTAGCACACCACCCCAGGCCAATGCTTCGCCAACACCGCCCGGCAGAACGCATCCGCCTCGCAGAACCACCGCACCTCGAACCCCGCCCGCTCGAAACCCAGGTCCAAGCCACCGATACCGGAGAACAGCGACCCCACCGTCCAGCCCGCCCCCGATGTACCGGATAGCCCCTCACCCATCACGTTATCCACACGGTACACACTTGAAAGAAACCCTAACAAATTGCACGATCAGCCCCATACGCCCACCCCAGAAAAACTACTCACCCCCTCGTAGAAACCCTCCCTCACCCGTGTCATCCGTGGCAACCATACACCCGCGCCCCACCCCCCGTCAAACAGAAAGACGCGGAGAGGGGGAAGAGCAAGGCAGGGAGAAGACCACCCCCACCCGGGGCAACCAGGCCGACACCAGGGGAGAAGCGCGGGAAGCGAACCCCTAGGGGTAGTGGCTTTGGCCACAGCCCCAGGCCCCTGCCCGGCCGGCTCGGCGGCGTCGCCTGGCGGCTGCGGCCGGCGAGGGTCGGGCTTGCTGTTCATCTTAGGTCATCTGCCCTAATGTGCTGTATACATAGGGGCAGAGCATAACATCATGCGAATATGCTAAGGTTTCCGCCGATGTCCGATAATTGACGATATGGTTACCTGATATGAGGCGAGTTATCTCGTTGACCTGGCTGGACTTGCGCCGATACGTCACGGTACCGTATCCGGCGAGGCCGCGCTGGGCCTTGCGTCCTGCGGGTCGAGTTGCGCTGGGCCGGCGAGCGGTGGCGCGACCTGGGGCGGGGCTCCTGCGGGCGTGTGGGAGGCGGCAACGGGTTCGCCTGCCTCGATGTTCACCGGCTGCGCCTCGTTGCCTCCT